ACGCCGTTTCGCTATGGTAAAGACTTCTAAGTAATCTCAAAATGTGAGAAATGTCAGAAATAACTTGACGACAAATCTCAGAAATGCTAAAATAAATACAACAAGCAACACCTAACGAAAGGAAACACAAATGGCAGTAGCAACAGCGACTTACAAGGTAGGAGATACCTACACTTCACAAAAGTCAAAGGTCACAGGCGTTATCACAGAAATCAAGCCAAACACAGACGGAACAAGCGTTCGTGTCAAACTTGATGTCAATGGTTCGCCACGCTGGACAACTTGGACAGCAAAGTAATTCCTAATACAGGAAAAGTCCTGAGCATGACTACTAAAACTGCTCACTTGATTTTCTGGCAGTAAAATGCTAGAATTGTAAAAACCCAAACAACGAAAGAAAAGGAAAATAAAATGGCTAGACAAAAGGCTATTAGTGTAAAGATTGCCACCACAAAGGTAATCAAAGCACTTGAAACTAAGTTAGCCCAAATCCAAAAGGATAAGGCTAATCAAAAAGTAAATGAGGAGAAGTTCTCAAAGGCACAAGAAAAGTATAACAAGGAGATTGCTAAGTTAGCACTTGATAAGATTGCTAAAGCAACAGACTTGTCTGCTCATACTCGCTACAATGGCGACATAAATGTATCTTTCACACTTCCAAAGGGTATCGTAGAACTACCTGCTGAACCTGAGAAAGATTTTGATACTTACCATGATTGGCAATACAAAGAAATGGTAGAAGAAATTGAGAACGCAATTCGTATTCTCAAGATGACAGATGAAGAAGTAGTTTCTACTTCAACCTACAACGCTATCGCTCGTTATCTCTAATGAGTATTGGGGGAGGGTATTTGACTCCCCCACCAAAAAATGCTAAACTAAATACAACAAACCCAATAGACAGAAAGGCAAACAAATGACACTTGGCGGATATACTTATCAAGTAGGAGATTTATTCACTACTTCTAAAACAGGTATTACAGGTCGCATTGAAAAGTTTGTTCCACAAACTAAGAATGTCACCAAAGTAATGCTACGCTTGGCAAACGGACAACAGCGTTTTGCTATGGTAAAAACTATCTAATTAGAATTGTGGCGGTTTGAACTGTGTAATCGCAATTGCCCCGCCACAACATAATTGCTCTCTGTGTTCAAGGCAGACTGCGATGCAAAACTCTGCAGTTGCATTGATCTTTCTGCGAAAGTCCCTTGAGAGCCTTCATCCTGAGCATGATGTAAAACTGCTCTCCAAAATTTCGAAAAATGTGACTAACGACACAGTCCATTATGTGAGATTAATTAGGCCCCCGATTTGTATTTGTCAGTAGAAAATGATATGATTATATTATCTAAGAAAGGATAAATAAATGATTAGCACCGCTATCGCAATACAGAATGCTACACGAGAGGCAGTAATGGACGACGGAATCATGTCGTTTGCTTCTATGATGTATCACCACAAAGACGAAATGACACCTGACGAATTCGCACGAGCGATGTTTGAGTATTCAACCAGTCTTTCAGCACTTACCGCTACCCTCGTCACCTCTGCCTGCTTGACAGAATCTCAATTAGATGAGATGATGAATACTATTAAAGAAATGGAATCCATGGGAAAGGATATAACAAATGGAAACGAATAATGAAACAGTAGTACCAGCCCACTACAACCCTAATCAATTAGTTACTTATAAAGTAATTGACCTTGATGCAACGGACCAGACAATCTCATACCCTACCGTCAAGGTAACTGATATTGAATGGGAACTGGAGCAGAAACGCTATAACAGTAAGAATCTTGCACAATACATCTCTAATGTAAATATGTTAGAGAATCGTCTCGCTGATTATCTTGAAATGGATTCAGAAGAGATAGTTGCTGATATCTGCAGCATTTTTGGATTCAATCCAACTAAGCAAGTTGAATTTGAAGCAACTGCACGAATTACTGGTACAGTCGACGTTCCACTTGCGGACCTAAAAGACTTTGATATTGATAGCATTGATTTATATGTAACTGTAGATTCATATGCATACAACATTGATGTCGACGCAGAGATTGAAGACTTGTCTCGTACTGATTAATTTAAATTTCTTGGCCTTCATGAAAGGGGCCAAGATCTGCAAGCATTGCTCCTCTTTCATCCTTTCTTTAAGGAGCATGCAAGGGACCTGAGCACGTCCACGTAAACTGCTCTCCAAAATTTCGAACCGATTTTTTAATTTTGTCAAGTTACGAAGCGTGTCCGATTTGCCCCGATTTGCTTATCTAGATTTGCTTTTGTCATTGGCTTGTGATAAGATTGGTAAATCCATAACAGAAAGGAAAAAATATGGCTCATGAATTAGAAACGCAAAATGGCGTTGCTTCATTCGCATCATTCCGTGAACCTGCTTGGCATGGTCTAGGCACTGTATTCACAGAAGAAAAAACTACGGCAGAAATGCTTGCTGCTGCTAATCTAAATAATTGGAATGTTAGATTAGAAGATGTCAATATTCCATCTCACTTATCATCAGATAAGTCTTATCAATATGTTGTTCGCACTAACCCTACGGACAATACTCAGACCGATGTTCTCGGTGTTGTAGGTGAGCGTTATGTTCCACTACAAAATGAGGAATTATTCTCATTCGGTGATAATATTCTTGACGGCGGAGGTCGTTGGGAAACTGCTGGCTCTATTCGTGGAGGTCGTGTTGTATTCGGCTCTCTCGCTCTTGAGCGTGAAACTGTATTAGACCCAAATGGTGTTGCTGATAAGGTAAAGACTTATTTGCTTATCAATACATCACACGATGGCTCTATTGCTATTCAAGCGTCAATTACACCTGTTCGTGTTGTATGCGCTAACACTCTCAATCTTGCTCTCAATAGCAAGCGTAAGAAAGACGGCGTAAAGCAATCTTTCAAGATTCGCCACACTCAGACAGCACAAGGCAAAGTTCAAATTGCTCGCACAGCACTTGGTCTTGCTAATGCTTACATGGACGAATTTGATAAGTTGGCTCATGCTATGATTCAGAAAGAAATCACAGCACAACAGTTCAATGATATTGTTCTCGCTGCTTATCCAAAGCCCGAAGATGAAAAGAAGGGCGCACTTACTCGTTGGACTAAAAAGGTTGATGTTATCAATGACATCTACACAGGTGAGTTCAATGGCATGATTGCTGGTAATGCGTGGGGTGCTTTCAATGCGCTTACTGAACGCCTTGATTGGCATCGCTCTGCTCGTGGTGGTTCTAACGAATCTCTACTTGCTGCTGCTTCTGGTTTTGACGTAACAATTACAGCAGAAAAAAATCGTCTGCTAAATGTTGTTCGCAATACTTTAGCGATTGTATAAATAATCGCAACTCCTGAGCAAGAGTATAAACTGCTCAATTTTTATTTTGCAATTGCGGATCATAAATTGCAAAAAATTTTCGAAATGAGATTTTTGAGCATTTTTTAATTACGAACGACTTGATTTTTCCCCAGGTTTTTGGTATGCTTGATTTATGACAATAGACGAACTGACAACCCACATATTTGATATGCGTAATGGTTTGGAATCAGACCTTGGCGGACTGGCAGAAGAAATGGAAGCACTTGACCCTGCTTCTAAAGACTTTGCTGACCTAGACTTTGAATATAATTTTATTAATGGTCAGGTAGCAGCATTCAATTATGTATTAACTAAGATAGGCTTACAATGCTAGGATATACAGAAGAACAAATAGATAAGATGATTACCACTCTTAACTATACTATCCATCATCATATGGTTGGACCATTTGCAGATGAGGATAGAGCAGTTCTTATAGATCTAGAGGACTTTTTAAGGGGATTAGTTCACGAGGGACGTATTTGACATCCCCCTGATATTTTGCTAGAATTGCATTACGACCTACAGAAAGGACCCCAATGCCCAATTGGTGCTATAACTATCTTGACATATCAGGTGACGAGACCCTGATTGCAGATATCAAACGACAACTCAATAAGCCATTTGTTAAGACCCATGATTCATGGAATGCGACAACTGGCAATATGGAACTATCGCAAACCCAATACTCTAATCCTGTGTTTGCATTTCATAATATATATAATCATACTCAGGACGGTGTTTCAGACGAGGAATACATAAAGCAACCTGACTTCAATCAACCTTTAGAAGAATCTCTTATGTTCAAAGGTAACTCTTGGTATGACTGGAATGTTCGCAACTGGGGAACCAAATGGGATGTTGCAGTTAATGATAACGATAAGTATCCTGATACTGAGTTATATGAAGATACTGACAATTCTTTAGGCTATAAGTTTAACACTGCTTGGTCTCCACCTATTGAGGCTATAACCAAACTATCAGAACAATATCCTAGCCTAGAGATGAATCTATCCTATGAGGAAGAAACAGGTTGGGGTGGCGAAGTAACATTGCTTAATGGTTTTATTACTACTGTCGAGGAATACGATAACAAGTGTAGAGACTGTGATAGTTTAAATACATTAGAATACTGCGAGAACGACTGTGGCGAGATTTGCTCTGCTTGTAATTATATGGGCGAGGCAGACCTTGACTGTGTTGCAGATTGTGATGTTCACAAGATATACTTAACTGAAGAGTTTGTCCCTGACTATAGATTGGAAAAACAATAATGGAAGTAATGCCAACAACTCTAGACCCTAGGCTGCAGAAACTAGTTAATCTTAAGGTCGAGGGTATTGATATCCTACATGGAGAACTTAAAATTCTTATGCTAGAGGCTGAAGCAGAATTCACCGTGGCACAAGAGATTGAAGAAGAGAACGACTACAGCGACGCCATGGAATCTATGGAACGCAAGTATTGGGAAGGGTATACGGACGCTCTGGCTGCTCTATATGGCCTTACATATGACCTATCATTCGCAATTGCAGCAAGAAAGGCCGCAGATGAAAACTTATAGCATTGAAGTAATTCATGAACCCACAGGCACGTACATGAATTTTGATGTCGACTCAGATCTAAGTGAGAACGAGGTTTGGAATGAGATTCTTCATGACCTCTCAATCGTAGCATTTGAGGAGGTCTAATGTACGAGCAATTGACTTTGGACCTTGACCTTGGTATCATTGACACAAACCCTACTACAGAAAGGCAATAATGAAAAAGATAGCAATACTAGCATTAATTACTATGTTTGCTCCTACACCCGCACACGCAGCAAGGGCTGGACAATACTGCAAGACAGCAGACTCAATGAAGATTGTTAAAGTAAAGACAACAACTTTACAATGTCAGTTGAGTGGCAGCCGTTATCGTTGGAAGGTGGTAGGATAAATGGGAGCACGTTGTAATTTCGTATTTAAACAATCAGAGGATATGGCTGTATGTTTATATAGCCACTGGGACGAAAGCCATATGTATGAACTGCTGGCAGCAGCGCTTGGACATGCAATGCCACGTATTGAAATGGGTGATATCCCATATGCAACCCGCATGGCTATTAGTTATATTATCAAAGACCAGATACTGGAAGAGACTGGATTTGGCATTACAGCCATGGACCCGTCAGACCAAGGATTCTTGGACCATCCAATCACCATTGATTTCACTGATATGACAGTTGGTGAGGGTGAGGCCTGGCATTCCATTAATGATTTTATTAACTACAATCTTGTGACGACGGTCACTAAATAAGCGGAGGTTGGGTCCCTTCGCTGCAAATAAGGGAGGCAGGTCTGACTGTCTACGGACTTGCCTCCCACATCTTTTTTTGATAGAATGAGGAGAACTATGCGTATATCTAAAGCAATTACACCTGAAGAACGGGTAGCAAAGCGTATCAAGGTTATTGTAGAAGACCTTGACCTTGACCTTGAGCAGGCTGGAATAATGCTTGCTAGAGTTTTGCCACACTTGACTTTCACACGCTTACAGGCTATAATGGAAGTTGCTAATGACGAGAAGCATTTGATAATGAACCCTCAAGAGCGTAAAGAAAGGTGGAGACAAATTGGATTATTCTAAAGTAGCAGGTATTCTTAGATACCTCAATGACAATTCGTTAGAATTAGTAGATATGGAGTTTCTGCCATCAGATTTCTTTATTGAGTTTAGAGAAGGTCTTGACCTCGCTTTGTTTGTTGATGGTGGTTGGGCTAAACTAACTCCAGAAGGCAAGAAGGTTCTAGAGTCTATCTGGGAAGTTTTGTGTATTGTTAGAAAACTAGACCCCAAGGTAGCCTATGATACTCCTCTAGAATTTTTCAAAGCGCAAGCACAAGACGCAGAAGTAATTCCAATAGATACTAAACGAAAGAAATCTAAAAAGAAGAAATAATATTTTCCGCCTACGGGCGGGAAATTTTTCGAAGTATTTTTGTAGAGATTAGATTACGAACCATTATATTTTTTCCCAGAAAATAGATTACGAAGCCCTATCTGTAAGCCCAGGGGATATGGTAAACTAGATCTATGAACTTTGAAACCAAGTGTGATCATGGCAGAAGACTATGTTGACGAAACCTTTGATCTCTTTATATCAGCACTTGAGGTATCTGAAAACGAGGTAGATCAATTTACAAACCTTAATGATCTATTAGCCTATATCGAGGATAGATCATAACAAACCATCATATTATCAAACCATTATAAATGGTGTTATGATTATATTATGCCAAGAAATTTCTATAGATTGAATAATCCAAGAGCAGCAAAGAATGATGATATAGGTTTGACTAATGCTTTTGTATCCTTTACTCATACTATAGGTTTGGGTAGATTCTTTTCCTTTATCCCGCCGCTTTTTGGCGGGCATCAAGAGCGGCCCATTTCAGGCGGGGATCAAAAAGAATACAAACCCCATCATAAAGATCTCTATAAGTAGACAACAAACCATATTTCCTGGTTTTCTGGTTTTTTAAAACATTTTCAAACCTTTTAAAACATATTACGAACTTATTGGATTTTTTCCAGAATTTTGGGCAAAAAAAGATTACGAACCCTATTGACAAACCCCCATATCTAGGATATAATGCCCAAACCAGGATATAATGGTTTGACAATATCGGGCATATATGGTATAGGGTTTGATGGTTTGTGGTTTGATATGTCTCTTTTTCCCGCCGCACATTACGAGCCGCCCTCTATAAAATGGTCCATCCACCACTATACTCCACTTTACTCCACTTTAACCCTATCTAAAAATACAATCAGTAAGACATTATTATGGTGTATAATGAATATATGAACGCAGAAAATAGTTTTGTAGGCATGAAAAAAGAAGGTCATTATGACTTTTCAGAAATAAAACAAAACAATGATGCCCTAATCATACATGGCAAAAGCGTAGGACAAAACCCAGAATCCTTTGATAGGTCTGAATCCTACAAGCAAAACTTTGAAAAGATGGGTAATGGAGTAGAAAATGTCAAGGTAATAGAAAACTTTCTATCAGAGAAAGAATGTCAGATATTAATTGACCTCATTAATAGATTTGGCAAAGCAGAAGAGTTACCAGTTCAATGGGATGCTGATCTAAACCCAACTATCGTAAGAAAGACCTATTCAAACCTAAGAATAGCAGACAAGTATGTGCCTATGGTCCAAGAACTACTAGAAAAAGAATATGGATTTCCAGTAAAAAATAAAAGTGCATTCTTCGCAAGGTGGGATGCTGGGGATAAACTAGAACTTCATGTTGATGATTTAGGACCAACCAACACCAACCACATGGCTACATTAATATATTTAAATGACGATTATGAAGGCGGGGAGATAGATTTCCCAACCCATAAATTATCTCATAAACCAAAGACTGGAGACCTAATAATGTTTCCAGGAAATATGCATTATGCACATGAGGTCAAAACCATCATATCTGGTGTGAGATGGACTGTTCCTATGTGGTTTGAATTTGTATAACATTTAACAAATAACTTCTTATAAACAATCAAGAGTAATTTTTGGCGGGATTATGAAGATCCTTTATAGCCCTATTGACCAAACCAATTATCTTCTTCTTGGATATCTTACTAGCATCAAATGTCTCCGTATATCCCCCATAGGGCATATCTTCCTTATGTAGGTAATAGCCGTATTTATCTCTTAGTGTTTGTAGTACTGTAGATTCTACTCTTCTACATCCCCGCCGATCTTGAAAATACCAATATGCCACTAATTCCCATCCCTTGGTCCTATGCTGGCGAAACCTTTTACCTGTGATATCCCCCACACCTACCTTGATGGCATGATATTTTTGGTGATAAATCACATATAGTATGGACATAAAAGTATTATATAATGGGTTTGCCATGTTATCTCGTGAGTCCAAGATAGATTCTATTGTTGATATTATTCATGATCAACTTAAAGGAAAGCACAAAGATAGGTTGGCTAAAGAATTGGCAGAAGAAATATTAGATGCCATAGAAGATGAAAGTCCCACTTGGTATGAACATGGATAAAGAACAAATAAAATATCTTTGCTATAGTTGCGGTGTTATATTTATGATAGACATTGATGTAAAGGACAAATGGGAACATTGTCCAACATGCTATAATAAATAAATGGAACCAACAAAATGCTATTACTGTGATGAGCAAGCAAAATATACTCAGCCAGGTAAAACCACAGGCAAGATTATTGATGTCTGTGAAAAGCATTTTACATTCAAGCATTGGGGATAGGAGATAATATGAATACGGAAGAATGGTCAAGAGAGACTAAGCAGAAGATTATTATATCTGCTATGGTTATTCTGGCAGCATTAGTATTCTTTGCCCTTATCTAATGAAACAGTCTAACGACAATAAGTCAGAAACTCAGCGTAAGAGGGCTGAGAAAAACAAGAATCGTATATCTGACAAACCACATCTATCTAAGCATGAAAGATGGGAATTGAGAGAAAGATTACGAATAATATCTGAAAGCCTATCAAAATTTTAAAATGGCTGTAAAATGTGCGATTGTGCATTTACATCAAATATTTGTTAAATCAGAGATTATTGAGGTTGATGGCATAACTCATATTAGATATTCTTGTTCAAGATGTGGGTGGGAAAGGCAACAGGCAGCATAGATAATATTTAACCATATTGACCGTAGGGGTCATTGAGAGGTTATTTATTTCTATTTTCCGCCGAACTTTAAGACAATTAGTAGTGTATAATTAAAAGATGGATAGGGGCTATATTGTCAGAAGAACATACTAAAAAAAGAAAGTTATTGGATGGCTCTGAAGTAAACGATTACGATCATCCCATTGATTTAATTTTGCATACCAAGGCTCCAGGAAAATGGAAAGTAATTGATATGGAGACAGGTCAGGAATATATAGGGTCTGAAATAACACACCCAACTTTTGGTGAGATTTTACGCACCAAAGTAAATAATGGTAAAATAGGATCTTGGCATAAGACGAAAAGGAAAGATGGATCTAATGTTGAATAAACCAATAACATTCCACTGGATGTGGAGAAGACACTGGCAGATAAGTGATAGTATTGAGAATCTAGATCTTGATGGAATTCTCCGTATGGCACAAGAGTTGGATGGTGCAAATGTTAAATCTGTTTTGCTTCCGTATGGTCCAGGAGGCATAGACTTTTCCTTAGTTATAAAAGATGCATTAGAAAAAACAAATCAGTTAATTATGACAATTGCTTTACCTGCATATGGGGTAAGCCCAGATTATGCTGCTAAGATTTTAGAAACATTGAATCGTTTTGCTCCTGGACGAATTGGAGTAAATCTTGTCGCTGGAAGATGGGGTGACGAAGGTAATGGCCCTAGCGAAAAACTAGTCATAGATCATTACATGCATGATCCATCACTCATTGATACTCTTGAAAAAAGAGTAGCAATATCAGAAGTTTGGATGGATAAAGTTATGGCGTTAATGAAAAATCATAAACATAAAACTCATATGGCCGTAGTTGGTTCTTCAGATACAACAATTAGAATAGCAAATAAGCATTGCGAATATATATATATAGACGACAATCTTTTACGTAGACCTGAGCAGTATGCAAAAATAACTTATCCAAAACCAATTCTTATTGTAGATCCATTAATAATTGAAAAACCAGAAGACGTTAACAATGTTGTTTATGATGATAATGCACCACCAAGAAAACAATTTCATCATATTGTGGGTACACATAATGAAGTTGTTGCTGCAATTAAAAATATTGCAGAAAAATTTGACATCTATGATTTTATGATACATACAGATCAAAAAGACATTAGTAAGTTGTTAAAATTAGTAAAGGAGTTTGACAAAATGCCATCTGATAATAAGGGTGAAATGGAACATTTTGATATATCAAATGATGATAGAAGGCCTGAAGGGTCAACGCTTCATCACGAGGTATTTGAAAGAATTGGAATTAAGGAAAATAATTTAAAGGTTTTCAGTAATTTTATATCTCCAGAAGAATGCAGGGCTATTATACAAAGTATTAAAGATGTAAATCCATCATCAGAAAAGCCAGTGCAATTTAGCCCAGATGGGGATCCTCTAACCTTTAGAAAAGATTGGGATATTAATCCATATATTGATAAATATAAAAATATTGTTAATGGTGTTATAGAAGCAGAATATCCTATTAGGGTATTAGTGAGAAGTGCAAAAATTGCAGAGTGGACAAAAAACGATGTATATGATTTGCATATTAATGATTTAGGTATAAATGATTTTAATAATATGTCTGCAACTATATATCTTAATGATGATTTTGAAGGGGGAGAATATCACTTCCCTGCTCAAAATAAAACCTTCAGGCCAAAGGTCGGAGATTTAATTATTTTCCCAGGTAACATGTATTATAATCATATAATTAGTAGAATAACTTCAGGATCAAGATATACTATTCCTTTGTGGTATACATTTATTTAAAAGTAAGATGACAATAAAAGATAGAATAGATAATATATTGTTCAAAATTGGACAAGAAATAAAGATACACAAAATCAATTCTGATAATACTATTATTGAAATAGACTATGATAAATATTCTGATGAAATTTTAAAACTTTTTGAAGAATATAAGGGTGTCTAACTTTACAATTTTGTCAGTTTAGTGTATACTAAAAGTATGAATGGAAAAGTTGTTATTTGTCCTGTGTGCAAAAAAGAAACTGAAGTACGTTGGGGTATATTTGCACATGATACACTGAATAGGCACATGAAGGAACATAAATGAAAGAATATAAATTTGATGATTTGGACAATGATGGTTATGAAATTGTCATTCCTAAAGAGGTAGTCAAGAACATACTTATACATCATTATGCTAAAACATTTTACTGGACAGTTGGATTGTTTTCATTTATCGTTGGATTTTTGACAGGAGTAATTGTATGAGCAGACAACCAGTAGAATTTTTAGAACTAGAAGAGTCAGTTGTTGTTACTCTTAAAACTAAATGTCCAGAAAAATATTTATTGGTAGATAGACAAACTGGAGATGTATTTGTTGCTAAAGAAACTGGAGAATGGGAGTTAGTTCGTGGGGGGCCACACAGACATGTATGATGATGATGCTTTTGAATGGGAAACAGTTAGAATAGATCAATCTCGTCCGCCACTGAGATGGATTGCAAATTTTTTAGGTAATCTTGCATCATCTGCTATTCTTCGTATATCTTATGCTGAAGAAGAAGGTAAAGAAAATTTTGCATATAAAAGAGATCTATTTATTTGGGATAAATGTTGGCCTATTTATGATAAATATGGAACTATATATAAAATGAAATTTGATGGAGAAGAACTATGATACAAGATTTTATAAATGGACTTGAAGATCCAGACGGTAAGTTAAATGGTTTTGGCATGAAAATACTAATCATAAACCTAATACTTAATGACTATAAAGAATGTCCAAATGTAGTTGAAACAGACAACAAGATGTTTTGTACTACTTGGTATAGACATGATGATTGTGTAAGAATAATGAATATTCTATATAAGATTACTAAAGATGATTTGTATACCCTGCCAGAAATGAGGTCTTCGGCTAAAGAGGCTCTTAATGAAATGCTTGCTGATCCAGATACCGCAGAAATATTGCAAAGGCTTGAAGACAATGGTATTTGACAATAAATAATATTTTGTTTATAATTTATAGATGAATCAAATAGAAAGGCATTATCATTAAAAAAATAATATCTGCTGTTTTTGCCATTTCTTTATTTTCTATTTCACCATCATATTCTGTCGAGTTTGGACAAGATGCAACGGGTGATCCAAATGCTGTAAAAGTGGCAGGAGCATCTGGGTTTCTATATTCAGAGAGAATTGTTTTAACTGCTGCACATGTAATTGAAACTTCTGGCGGTATTTCCTATTGGGAGCGTCAAGGTATTATTTATGAACCAGGAATCAGTAATACTGAAGGTCAAAAAAGATATAGGGTCAAACAAGTAATCATTCCAAAAACATATGTTGCTTATGCTGGACATCCTTTCAATATTCAGCCAATTGATGACTTTGCAATTCTTATATTAAGTGAAGATATTCCATTGACAAAAAAAGTTATGATAGCGACAGAAGATCAAATGCAAAGATTTGTAAAAGAAAAATCAAAAGTTGAGTTGGTTGGTTATGGTTTTCAAAATGGCAATCAAAGAAACAATAGTTGGCAACAAAATATGAATAAATCACCACATAAATTAGTTAGTAGCCTATCTTCGCCAGAAATGGTATCTCAATTTTATAAAAGATATCCAGACGGCCTACCTTCTTGGTGGAGTATTAAAGATGGAGTTTATGGAGTAGTTCAAAATCGTACCGAAACTGGTGGCTCTATTTGCGACGGTGATTCAGGCGCTGGATTTTTTGTTGAAGAAAAAAATATTCGTTATTATTTTGGTTATGCTGGTACAGGATTAATATATAATTCTTGTCCACCGCCCGTAAAACCATTTCGTGCTCCTTCAATGAGTTGGATTACACCTGCCTATAAATTTTTGGATCTAATAAAAACTGCTGAAGATATTGTGGATGAGGATAAAAAAAGAGAGTTTTATGAAATAGAAAAAGAGCGTATTGCTGAGGAATTAAAAGCCAGGCAAGAAGCCGAACTTAAGGCTAAAATAAATGAAGAAGAAAGATTAAAGATTGAGGCTATTTCTGCTGAAATTATTAAAAATAATCAAAGCCTCGCAAGGAAGTTATACGCTGGAAAACCTTGTAGTAAAATAAGATCAACTAAGGTTGTTTATAATATTAAATTTACATGTATAAAAAAGAATAATAAGTTAGTATGGAATCAGGGTATTTGACAATCTACCCTGCCCTGTTCTATAATTAGTATACAACCTAAACAGAAAGGCTTTAAAAATGGTAGATTTTCTAGCATTGCTTACTTTTGGATTATTGGTAACATCAATAATCCTTACTTTTAAAAAACATACAAACAGATCAGTATTTTGGATTGCTACGTTAGTAGCAATTGTTGGTTTCGGCTGGATTGCTCCAGATACAAACGAAGAAAAATCTTTAAATAAAAATAATACAGAAAAATCAGTTATCAAAGAAAATAAAAATGTTAATACAGCAACACAATCTCCTATTAATATTTTGAAAAAAAATATTGAAGAATCAATTGACAGGAAAATTAAAATTGAAAAATCTTTAGATGAGTCATGTATCATGATTCGTTTTCCAATGAATGATTCCCAATGGTCAGTCAATGATATTGTTAGAAGGGGTCAAAAAGATATCTTGCTTATACTTTCAGAATATAAAAGTATGCCATTAAATAACAACTCTGCTGTATGCATTACTGGAACATTAGCATCTATAGATAGTTATGGTAGAGAAAATAAAGATTCAGCAGCCATGATGGTATCGGTTGAATACGCAACACTACAAAAAATGAATTTTAAAAATTTGCAATTCAAACCACACCTATTAGATAATTATGATTTATATGGATATACTCTCATGAGTTGGGTAAAATAATAAATAGGTTTAAGGAGCAGTAGCCAAGTTGGTCAAGGCCCCGAACTCATAATTCGGTTATCGTAGGTTCAAGTCCTACCTGCTCTACTTTGCCCTTGTAGCCCAGTGGTAGAGGCACACGACTTAAAATCGTGCAAGCGTTGGTTCGAATCCAACCAGGGGTACGATATAATAGTAAAGGAGGCATAATGGATAACAAACAATATTTAAATTTTATTAGACAAAAAAATAAAGAAATAATGTCTAAATGTCATTATTGTGATGGATTTGCTATAAATATAGAGGCAGATGGTTATGCTATTAGGCCTGTATGTAAAAATCATGATACTATGTCTCTAAGCGAAATAGAAAAGGACATAGAATGATTATTCAAATTATTGGTTTACCTGGATCTGGTAAGACTGCACTGGCGACGGCACTTAAAGAACGAATTAATGCTATTCATTTAAATGCAGATGAAGTTAGGGCTACTGTTAATTCTGATCTTGGCTTTACCCTCGAAGATCGTATAGAGCAAGCACGTCGCATGGGCGAGATGGCAAGGTTAATAGCCAAACAAGATGTAGCACCAGTTATTGTAGATTTTGTGTGTCCTACAAAAGAAACCAGAGAAGCCTTTGGAAAGCCAGATATTTTAATTTGGATGAATACCATTGAAGAAGGTAGATTTGAAGATACAAATAAAATGTTTCAAGAACCAGAATCATACGACATAATGTTTTTAAATCATGACAAAGATTCAAATGAAAAGGCTACTGAAATTATTAAGTATCACAAGTTACACGATTGGTCTGCACCTACAACACTAATGCTTGGAAGATATCAGCCGTGGCATGAAGGACATCATGCTCTATATGTTGAGGCAGGTAAGAGAACAGAACAAGTGCTACTTGGAGTTCGTAATACATACAAGACTAGTGAAAAAGATCCGCTTAAGTTTGATCAGGTAAAAGAATATATTGCTAAAGATGAATTTATGAATGGATCAATGGTATTAAGATTACCAAACATTACCAATATTGTTTATGGTAGAGATGTTGGATATAAGATTGAACAAATTGATTTGGGGGCAGACATTCATGCTATATCGGCTACGCAAAAGCGTAAAGAAATGGGCATCTAAGATATTAGATAAAATAGGCAATGATAAAATAGAATGGCCTTCATGAAAGTAACTAAGGCGAGATCATTTGTTAAGGCATTAAGTTATCGCATATGGGGAACTCTTTCTTCATTTATTGTTGCCTATGTACTAACAGGAAATGCTACACTTTCTGGTGCAATTGCATTTTGGGAAACGGTAGTTAAGATATTTATCTACTACGCACATGAACGTGGTTGGAATTATATACAATGGGGAAGAAAATAGTATACCCTCGTAACTCAATAATTATTATGTGAACTATGAAAATTTTGTTAAACTTGCTAGTAAAAATATTTTAGATATTTATAATTATAGTACAGAAAATTCATATTTATTAAAAAATTTTACAGACAGTAATCAACTTGGAGTTAATATTCCAAACAAAAATAATCCATATTTTGAAAGAAACAAACAAAATACATCGCATATACAAGTCATCGATCCAGATAATTATTATTATATAAATGAGTTAGGACTTCGTGGAAAAATAAACTATGAGTCAGATGTTTTGACTGCGGGATGCGCTATAACTTTTGGATTAGGGATACCAGAAGAAGGAACCTGGCCACAACTTTTAAGTAAAAAAATAAATAGAGATGTAATAAACTTAGGTAATCCTGGATTTACAATTAGAAAAACTTGTGATTTAGTAATTAGGTATTCATCAAAGTATAAAATTCCTAAAACTATATTTGTTTTATTTCCAAATTTATTTAGAACTATGTTGGTGGAAGATGTAGATTTTTATGCAACAACAAAAAATATGTATCCCAACAAACAACGCAAAACATGGAAACAAGAAGGATTTGATGCTGGAATTTTGTTTAATAAACAAAATAATTTTATATCTTTTAAACACACAAATAAGCCAGGATACTTTGAATCAAAAAATAGAGATGTTAATTATATGGAAAATGTTTTATCCCCTCATCAACTAATAATAGATGCTGTCGACGCTATATCAACATTAGAGTCTTTTTGCTCTTCTCATAACATAGATCTTTATTGGTCAATATGGCATACACCAAGTGCTCTTCTAATGGATCATTTATTAAAAGTGCCAAATTTTAAACTAAAGAGATATTTTAGATTTGCCGATGATAACTTTAATAGTTATTTTGGAAAAGATGGCAAAATATCAAATAAATTTTGTAATTTAGATCATAATTCTGAATTTATAAATCATCCGTTTTGGAAACAAGGTAGTGATAAATGTATTGATATTAATGATAATATACTAGAAAAATGGATTAGTTCTCCAGGAATTCATTTTCATCACCACGTAGCAGAATTATTTAATGAGGTATATAATTAAAAAATTGGTCTGTAGTTCAGTTGGTAGAACACTCGACTGTTAATCGAGATGTCGCAGGATCGAGACCTGCCAGACCAGCAATTTTTACAAAATTAAGCAATGATATAATAGTTCAATGGACTTGTCATATAAAAATCTTTTAGATGTTTATGAGTATCACGAAAATAATTTTTATTTATATAAACATTTTATGGATACTAATAGAATTGGAAGTAATGTAATTAATTCAGAAGATCCATATAAAGTTAGACATAAGGGCAATGTCTCTGGCATACATTTAGTAGATAAAGAAAATAGTTATCACATAAATGAATTGGCACTTCGTGGAAAAATAAACTATGAGTCAGAAATACTTGGGGCAGGATGTTCTTTTACTTTTGGAATGGGTGTTCCAGAAGAAGGTATCTGGACGCAAATTTTAGGTAAAAAAATAAATAAAGATATCATAAATTTATCAAGCCCTGGATGGTCAACAAAAAAGATTTGTGATCAAATAATTATATTTTGTGCAAAATATAAAATGCCTAAAACTATTTTTGCTTTATTCCCAGGGTTTTTCAGAGGAATGATGGTTGAAGATATAGATTTTTATTCTACAACAAAAAATATGAACCCGAAGGAACAACATAAAATACCTGGATCAAACATTCCTTTATTGATGCAACAGTCTTTTGATCCAATGATTTATTCTGATAAAAGAAATAACTTTATTGCTTTTGAACATATCAAAAAATCAGATTATTTTGAACCTAAACATGAAAATATAACATATATGGAAAATGTTTTATCACCTCATCAATTAATATTGGATGCCGTTGACTCAATATATTTATTAGAATACTTTTGCAAATCACATAATATAGATTTGCAATGGTCAACATGGCATAAACCAACAACTTTGTTAATGAAAAATTTGTTAAAAATACCTAATTTTAAATTAAAAAAATATATTGAATTTTCTGATGATAATGATAACTATCTTTTGGAAAATATAAACAACTTTCCTCACAAGTCATGTAGCATTGGGCATAGTTCCAGCCTTATAAAACATCCTTGCTGGAATAAAGGATCTGATCATATTATTGACATTAACGACAATAAGTTACCTGGATGGCCTGGTCATCCAGGAATTCACTATCAAATACATCTTGCAGAATTTTTTTATAAAATATATGAGGATAATATATGAGCAATGTAAATATGACAAATAATTCTTTTGATGTTCACCCAAGAGATTTATCAAGTGGGGGTATACATATTGCTACATCTCCAAGAACTGGTTCGACATATCTTTGGTGGCTATTACATACATCTTTTGGAAGCAATGTTTATAAAACTCATATTTTAAATGAGTCTCCAGAAAATTCTGTCTCCAATCTTCCTAGAAGATATTATTGGAAAATGGGTAGAATATTTTTTAAAGAAGAGGATTATATAATTAATGTATTGCGGGATCCAATTGATACTATTTGCTCTATGCTTATTCAGGAATACGTTTACCTGGAAGAAGATATTGATTTAGAAAAATATATCAATGATAATGTTGCTAATAGGATAGAAGGTTATAATTTTTTTCACAGCAATGTGCCAAAGTTATGCGATCTTATACTTAACTATGAAGATATAAATTTACATAAACATGAAATAGTAAATCATGTAAGTGAAGCAACTGGAAGAAAAATTATTAATACAGAGTATAAGGATTTTATTAAAGATGATAAAAATAGCCACTTTTTAAAATCTGCTAAAATTTTTGACCAATATGATTTTGCTAAAGAGCAAGTTTCTAAAGGAAACTTTATTGCATCCTATAGTATATATAATAAATTAATTAAAGAATGTAAGAAGTTTTAATACTTATATGAGTAAAGAAATATGCCTAATTACTTATCCCAGGTGTGGATCTACATATTTATTTAATATTTTTAGTGAAAGTTTTAAAAAAAATATTTTTAGAAGTCATTTATATACTGAAGCACAATACAAACATTATGAAAAAAATAATTATATAGTTACATTATTAAGAAATCCACTAGATGCAATTTCATCAATAGTTTCATTGGAAGCATTTTATTTTAGCAATGAAAATAATTTTGAAAAGATAATTGATTTTACTATTAAAGATAGAATTAAAAATTATGAAACTTTTTTTAGTATAGTTCCAAAATTTTCTAATTTAATATTAAACTATGAAGATATAAATTTATATAAAAATAATATTGTTGAATATGTTAGTAGTAAAAGTGGTAATAAAATTATTAACTATGACTACAATTGTTTTATTGAGGATAACTCAGAAGCAAAATTTTTAAAATCTTCTCAAAATTATGATAAGTATGAATATATAAAACAAAAAGTATTTGATAGTAATTTAACTAAATGTTTTAATATCTATAATAACATAATAACAGAATGTAAAATTCTTGCGAAGACGAACAACATTACCATCTTTGATCTGTATAGGATTAAATTTACGAGAAGGTTTATATTGTCCAGATGACATTACCACTACCACGCTTTCTACTCTGTTTTTGAATTGAGTTAAAGGTATCAGCAAATAATGCCTTATCTTTTTCTGCATTAACTATACGACGTGACCACGAATATCCAGCATCTCCGCCCCATGCAAGCCACATGATATAGCCATTTGATGGATTAGATTGGTTTGCCCAATCTTTACCTTTCTTGTCTACTTCGTGACGTGAGAAGTAAGAGTACATCCTTTTAACAGTACTAAGAGATAAAGTTTCTCCTCTTGCTAACTGCCCTGCACGAGTCCAGCCTACTGATGTTCCAGCACCCTTTGCTTTACCCTGCTCTTTAAATCTAATTGCTTTACGTGCTGCTGCACGAGCACCTGCTGGTGGAGAATATCCCTCAGCCTTTGATACTGAATCTGTTTCATAAACCACTGTATCGTCATCTTCCCAAAGATCGTCTGCCTTTTCTGCAGGAACACAATTGGGAACCATACGTCCACCATCTCCAGGTTTCATGCCACGCTGTACATATCCATCCCAGCATGGGGCTTTCTTATTTACATTAGCACAACAATCTGATTTCATTTCTCCAGATTGACATTGTGGACACTGATCACATGTAACATCTAATTCTTTACACATAGGGCAACCACAGCCTTCGTATGCTTTTTTAACATCATCTTCTTCATCGTCTTCTTCTTCATCTTCATGCATTGATTTATCCATACCCTCATTTGCTTCAAGTGAAGGCATAACCATAACCTCAGACGCTTTGTGCCCTACAAAATACTCAGTCTCTTCAAGACCGCCTTCTTCCATTTCAAATAATTGTATTAATATTGCTGGCTCTTCTGGAGATGCAGGAAGTGCATATTCTGATCCAGGCATACCAAGCATTCCTTCTGTCATTACATGAACAACTCTACCGACATGAATTTCATCTTCATACCCTGCCATAACCATGTCGCCTTCTTTGACCATTGCTTTGCCTATATTGCCCTCAGAGCGGTTTATAGCGTAGATCTGTGCTGCAGCCTCAGAACGAGTCTTATGGCAGCCCATAACCTCTCCTGTGTCCTTTAAAGCGGGGTATCCAGAACAACCATTGGACCCTTTAGCACCTATACGATACGGCATAGAAATAGTATATCATATCTTATGATAGAATTAGAATATGGAAGAAAATTTAACACCAGAACAGCAGGCTGAGGTCCTAGTTCATAAAATAATGCAGGCAACAAAAGATAGGATAGTTTCTATTCTTCAGCCTCAGTTTGATAAAATATCAGATGGACATCTTCATTTTGATAAAGGTCTTGCTGATGCAATTATCACTGATATTAAAAACGCATAATAAAAGAGCAGTTTCTCCACATGCTCAGGTGGGCGTTGGCAGCGATACCATACGCTATATATCTATTATATCACTTACTTGATTTTGATAGTTTTGGGCTTCTTTTCTTCGGGGATGTTTCTTTCCACAAAGACGCTAAGAATACCGTCTGCCATTTCAGCACGATCAACCTCCA